CTTGTCATCATTGGTGAGCCCCTTCGGCTTGACAACCGGCGCTCTGTTGATCGCGTCGAGGATGTTGTCTGCCTTGAAGCGGTCCTACTTCATCGTCTTGATATAGAAGTCGCTAAAGCAGATTTAAAAACATTTTTAGATAAACCTATCGGTGTTGCTGAACATATTGATTATGTTGAAACAGCAGAAAAAAAACTAGATAAGTTAGCACACGCTGAGGATAAGTTATCATCTCTTAAAAATCTCTAATGCCCATATACACATTTGAAAATACAAAAACTGGTAAAGTTTATGATGAGATGATGTCTATTTCAGAAATGGAAGATTATCTAAAAAAAAATAAACATGTTAAACAACAAATTCATAGTGTTAATATTGTAGGTGGTATACAAGGTATTACACATAAAAATGATCAAGGATTTAAAGAAGTGTTAAGTAAGATTGCAGAAAAACATCCTGCAAGCGCTTTAGCAAAAGAACATGGTAAAAAATCTATTAAACAAATTAAAACTGAACAAGTAATAAAAAAACATAAGGCTAGACAACGTGCAAAATCTAAATAATTATATACAGAGCGAGCAACTGAAACGCAACGGTCGTAAACCAGAGTCGAGTAGGTCAATCCGCTCATTGTACATAAGGGCAGGTCGAACCTGCTTTAAGGTCCTGCCCTTATTATTTGCAGGCCTTCTTTTATCAAATTGCACCATGAGGGATTACAATTTTAACCCTTACACCACAGTAATGAATCAATTAATTAAAACCCAATATACAAAGGAGAAAACTAATGAGTGATATGCCAGATTTTATGCGTGAGTTTGATACAAATACAGATTATGGTTTTACTCCTGTATCAAGTAAACCAGCAGAGCAGTCAGCTGCACCTGCTGTTGCAAAAGAAGATTTAAATACTACTAACCTAGAAATAGCAAAAGTTAAAAGCGATGTGTCATCAATAAAAACAATGATGAATGAAGTTATGCAAATAGTATCTGAAAAGGAAAGTGTAAATAAAGAGATACAGGATGCAGATGTCAAAGCACGTTTTAAAGAGATTGAAAAGGTTGTGCTACCATTTTTGTACAATCTTTCCAAGTCTAATGAACCTTATATTCATTGGCCAAATAGAGGACCAATCATTAAGGCTCAGATGGACAAATTACTAAAACTTACAAGGGGGTAATTATGTTAGAAGCGAAAGCTCATCATAAGGAACTAAAAAGAGCAGTGAACGAAATCGAGTCAAAAAGAAATATTGACAGATCAGATAAACTATGGTATGATATGAAGACCTTGAAGAAAGTAAAACTAATAGCAAAGGATAAATTAAATGCGATTAAGTCAAAACTTCACGCTGGCTGAGATGATTAAAAGCCAGACGGCTGAACGTAAAGGTATCAATAATAATCCTAATGAGGATAATATTGAAAATCTACAAAGGTTATGTAATGAAATATTACAACCGATTAGGAACCACTACGGTAAAGTTGTTTCTGTTTCATCAGGCTTTAGATCACCAGAATTATGTGTTGCAATTGGTTCAAGTGTGACTTCACAGCACGCTTCAGGCCAGGCAGCTGATTTTGAAATCTACGGTGTGTCGAATAAAGAACTAGCAGATTATATTGCTGATAACCTTGACTTTGACCAACTAATACTAGAATATTGGAAACCAGAAGAACCTAACAGCGGATGGGTCCATTGTTCTTATAAAGGTGCAGACTCAAATAGAAAAGAATATTTGAGAGCAGTTAAGGGTGCAGACGGTCGAACTTCTTATCAAAAAGAATACAGCGACAGCAAAGGTCCTAGTAAGGATGATGTTGTTGATTCTTTGATGAATTGAAGGATCAACTAGTAATTAAAAGCTTGACACAAGCCGATTTTTGTGTTAAGATTGTAGCTATATAATAAGGAAGGTATATTATGTTTAAACATGTAAAATTAAATGAATCTGTATTGCCTAAAAGTCTAGGTGTGAAAGGTAAAAACCAAAATGGTATAAGATATTATACTATTGATGGCGTTAATATGCCTTCCGTGACTTCTATTCTTGGTGATATACCAGAAAGAAAAGAAAAAATTATACAATGGCGAAAAGCAGTTGGCGAACAAATGGCTAACTATATCTCTGTGACTTCAACAAACAGAGGTAAATCAACACACAAACTAATTGAAAATCATCTTAACAACGAAGATGACAAGAGCGTTGGCGTGACCAACGTAGTCGCTCTAGGTTTATTCAGACTAATCAAACCATATCTAGCAAGAATTGATAATATACATTGTTTAGAAGAATATCTATACTCAAAAGAGATAGGTGTTGCAGGTCAAGTTGATTGTGTTGCAGAATACAAAGGCAAACTTTCAATTGTAGATTTTAAAACCTCTACAAAAAGACGTGATGAAGAATATAATTATGGTAATTTCTTACAATGTTCAGCATACGCTAAAATGTTTGAAGAAATGTATCCAGATAAAAAGATAGAACAAACTGTTGTGCTTGCAACCTGTGAAAGTGGTGAAGTACAAGAATGGATACATGGTGAAGATAAGATTAAAGAGCACCAAGAGCTATTCTACAAACACACTTCAGATTTCTTGTTAAGACATAAGGAGAGTTTGGTAGAGATCGCATAAATATAAATATGCGAAAACTACTATTAACTTTACTACTTACTATTGGTGTATATAATATTAGTTATGCAGAAACAAAAAAATATAATTTTTGGTGGGCACAATTACCTGCCGTATGTGGTGATATTGACGAAGTTGAGAGATTTGCTAAAGATAAAGGTTTTACAAAATTTAGCATTAGTATTGGTAGAGAAGGTGGTAAACCTGATGGTGCACCTGTCTATGCAATTACATATTGGATTGGTAACGATGGTAATGAATCAATGGCCACAGTTAACACACCAACAACAAACGAAACCTGTATCATTTTCAGAACCTTTAATGTGCAGATAAACAGAGAACTATACGAGAAAAATTTATGAAAACTATATTAATCGTATTGATAGCATTTCTTATAAGTGCTTGTTCAATCAAGGAACCAAGAGTGACGTTTGGTAAAAAATGTGTCGAAAAAGACAACCAAATAGTTTACTCATATATTTGGTTTTATAATAAACAAGTTGGTCTAAAAGCAGACAATATAACTTGTTCACTTATAAAAAAGTAGAATTTAACGAAGAAGGTAAAATAATACCTAGATAGGACCTGGGTGCAATTCCCAGCCACTCCACCATTAAAACAATGAAATTTTAGGGGTGGAATTAGGCTCGACTACTAGTTAAAATTTACTGGAGTTAAATGGTTGACAACCTGATAGTCAAATCATAAATGCTAACAATCAATTAGCGATGGCTGCTTAATACAGCCAAGGGGTTTGCCTGTACCTAGCAACAGAAACAGGCTTGACAAATTGTTATAAGTGTTATATAATATTATTATAAGTGAGGTAAAATTATGTCAAGTGTAGATGATAGAGATGTGGATAATACATACGAAAATGAACAAAGTATGGTTACAATCCCATTAAAAGAATACGATAAATTAAAAGAACAAGGTCAATATATTACAGACCCTAGTTTAATTAATATCATAGATAAGATTGAAGAACTAACAAGAGCATTAAGAAAACATATTGTAAGAAAATTCTAATGTTAATGAATAGTAAAAAGTTTGCCATGACAATAGAGGCAATGGTAAAAGAAAAGAAAATGCCTTACATGGATGCTGTTTTAAAATTTTGTGAAGAAAATGATATTGATACAGCAAGTGTAGGTCCTCTTATCAACAAATCACTAAAAGAAAAATTACAATTAGAAGCAGAGAAGTTGAACTTGATTGAAAAATCTAGTACAGCAACTCTACCATTATGACAAGTTATGAAGCATATACCCTATATCTTGCTATTAAGTTGCATTTTACTACCCCTAATTATGACTATTTTAAACACAACGCCAAGGTAAATAGTAGTTTGAATAGTTTTTTAAAAAGAAATGATAGGTTCTTCTTTCATAAGTTAGCAACTAAATATGGTAATAACTTACGAGAATATTATGTAAGTAATTTTGTTGATAGACCAAAAGTATGGGTAGGAGATTTAGTAAGATCAGATGGCGATACAATTTACAATAAGTGGAAAAAGTATAATGAATCTTTTTCGTACAATTTTAGAAACGATTGTGTATTGGTTAATAATATTATTAATGGCGATGGGATTCGGTTTGATGATGTTTTTAGTGTGGTTGATGGACAACATCCAAGAATGCTACGCCTTTTACTTTCAGGAAAGGTCTCAATACAATCGTTCATCATTTTTGACAAAATCTTGTCGTTTGTTAATCGTTGGGATAAAGAAATTAAAGAAACTATTATATGGCCTGAAAAGTCATTTAAGGTTGCCAAGTTAAAACCATTTGTAAATGTTAACTTAACAAAGTGTAAATTTATTATGAAAGAGGTATTTGTTTGAAAACTATTATAATAGATGATTTCTTTCCTAAATTGCCAGACGTAGGTGACATTAAGTTATACGACTCATCTAAACTTTATGAAATACAGAAAAACAAAAAAGGTAAATATAACTGGCCTGGAGTTAGAAGTGAAGATTTAAGTAAAGTAAAACCAGACCTACTAAATTACTTTGTAGAAACATTTAACAAAAAGATTAATTTATTTCCTAGATTTAGAGCAAGTGTTGTAATACATTTAAAAGTAGAAAAGGATAATGTCATTGATGAAATTCATACAGATGAAGACGCTGATTATTCTTTAGTCTTAAACTTATCAAAAACAAATTTAAAATCAGGCACAATACTTTATGACAAAGATGACAATGTAATAACAGAGTCAAAGTTTGTACAGAATAGAGCAATATTATTTGATAGTAGATACAGACACATGGCAACTACAAACTATGGTAATAACATTGATGATGGCAGATTAACACTAAACGCATTTTTTAAATTATGAGTGAAGAACGTAAATTAACAGAGCAAGAAGTAAGGGAAGAATATAGACAGCACCGTAAAGATAAAACCTTTGCACAATGTTGGCCTGCCAATAATGATAGTTTCTATGAATGGTGCTCACAATACCTAGACTATCAACATATAACAAAAAAGAAAAAAAGATGACAAAATATTTTGATGAGGAATGGCCTAAAGAGGAAGAAATATTAAAAATAGGGTTAGAACAATCCAGAAAAAATAAAGCAGATAGATTTCCTACTGCTAATGAAAGATGGCCTAGAGGAGGAGAAGTGATAAAAGAAAAGAAAAGAGTTTTTTTGATAGGTAATGGCACAAGTAGAAAAGATTTTGACTTAACACCATTAAAAAAGTATGGTAAAGTTTATGGCTGTAATGCAATATGGAGAGATGAATTAGATAAAATAGATGTATTGACAGCAGTTGATAATGGTGTTATACACGAAATATATCATAATGGCGTTGCTCAAAAGATACCTTGTTGGTTTAGAAACTGGACAAAGATACCAACACCAATGTATGAGTCAGTTGTTCAAGGTATGATTAGTAAACAAGACCTTGAAGAATTAAAAGACTATGATGTTATCAATCAAAACGAAAGAGGAACATCACAGGAGTTTGTTATGCACGGTGCTAATTTAGCAGGTCAAGTTAAGATATTAAAAAACGCAAAGAAAGAAACACCTAGAGGTGATAGAGAAATAATTAAGAAAAAGGTCAATCACAGCTCGTTATACGTTTCATGGATTAAAGAACCTGATTACTCTAAAGACATTAGAGAATGCTGGGATGAATACAAAGATCATGGCTGGGCATGTGGTGCTTCTGCTGGGTTTATTGCATGTAAAGAAGAAAAACCTGACGAAGTATATTTAATAGGACATGATTTAGTTTCAGATGATAACAAAGTTAATAATTTATTTGCAGGTACAAAACATTATGTTGCAAAAGAAAATGGACCTACGCCACATGTAAATTGGGTAAATCAATGGTTTACACTTTTTGACTGGAATCAAAATATCAAGTTTTTTAAAGTCAATAAAGATGACACACCTGTACCTACAAATCAACCCATAAAAGAGTGGTTACAATGGTCAGATAAGGGCGTTGTTTCATATATGACACAGGCACAACTGCTTGACAAAATGAGTAAATGGTGATATAATTAAATTATGTTTGATGAAATAATATACAAGGTATTAGATAGAATAGTATCCACATGTGAGTTTTTGAAAGAAAAAATCAAAGACAGAAAATGTCCTAAACCAAAAGATTGGGCAAAAAGTTATAATGAGTGGAAAAAGAAGCATAAATAATACTATAATATTTAAATTAATACGTACACAATATATACAAGGAGATACATACAATGTCAAGTGCATTAGAACAATTAAA